AGACTCAAGTACGCAATCAAAAGCGTAAACTGAACTTTATCTCAAACATCTATATTGTAAGTGATAAAGCACATCCAGAAAACGAAGGTAAAGTATTCTTGTTCAAGTATGGCAAGAAGATTTTCGATAAGCTAAATGCTGCTATGAACCCTGAGTTTGAAGATGAAGCTCCAATCAACCCATTTGATCTTTGGACTGGTGCTAACTTCAAGCTGAAGATTCGTAATGTAGAGGGCTATCGTAACTACGACAAGTCTGAGTTTGATATTGCTGGTCCTCTGCTGGATGATGATTCTGAACTAGAGTCAATCTGGAAGCAGGAACACTCATTGCAAGACTTCTTGGGTGATAAACACTTCAAGCCATACGATGAGTTGAAGCAAAAGCTCTATCGTGTATTAGCTCTTGATGGTGGTGCTTCTAAGTCTATACAGAATGTTTCTCAGCGTACTATTGAAGAAGATAGTGAGGAAGAGTTTGAGCAGATGGCTAAGCCAGTAAAGAGCGCTAAGCCAGCTTCTAAACCTAAGGCAGATGCCCCATGGGATGAAGATGAAGATCTTGAAGCGTTTAAGTCACTAATTAACGACTAAAAAGAAAGGGGCCTAGGCCCCTTTTTTCATGCTAAGCCTGATGTTGTTCTATGTGCAGTCCTATCCACCGAGTACAATGGATAAACACCTTTAGATCCACCAGATCCACCCGATGCAACACTGTTACTATTATCAATGTTGTAAATATTTGTATCACCAGTAGAAGATTGATTACTAGCGCTAGTTGCTCCATTAAGACTATCCAGAATATCTAGCGTACCAAGCAAATCAGACATCAGCTCTTTAGGATCTGCTGCTTTTTTCTGGTTCATGAGTAAATCTTTTAGGTATTTAAGTCGCTTTGCTTTATCATCTATAAACTCCTCTGCCATATCTACTACATTCTTGCCGTCTACAGTCATTGGAGCGGTATTGGATAGTGGACGAAATTCCTCACTCATCAATTTATTCATTTTCCTCTCAAGCATATTAATCTCAGCATTTCTTTCAGCTTTGGTTGTTGTTCCTGTCTTTTTACCAGCATGAGCACTCATGATCTCTGGACTATCAAGCATCGCATCCAGTTTTTTTGCAAATACTTCCGCGTTAGGATTTTTACCCTGGAATATCTCCCATGTATTCATCATATAGGTTTTAAACTTTTCCTTGTCCTGTTTAGTCATATCACTTTTTAAAAACTCTTCAAGATGTCCGTTAGCCAATCGTCTGAATAGTTCATCCTGAAATTCTGGATTAAAAATTCGTCCCATCTCTGATTCTTTTACGATAGCACCCTCACGCTTGCCTGTCTTCTGATTCTTTGTACCAAATAATGTCTCGAGTGTAAACTGGTATCCTCCAATTGGGGTATGACCTGACGCCTTAAACATCTTCCTTTGATGTTCCATGACTTCTTGCATCGTGAGCTCAGAAACCTGCTTGCCTCCAGGTAACGGTATATCTTTTATTTTTCCAGGCTTATCCTTGAATATTGCATTGTATCCAGCAGACCCAGCTTCACCCTCTCTGGTTAAATCAGCTAGTTTCTTCCTGGCTGTATCAATATTCTTTAGAATTTCTTCTTTACCCACTTCATCAATATTAGCGTCTCCAAGTATAGCATCCTTATAATCAGCCAGTAGCATCTTTTTAATGTTGCCATCTTTACCCATGAAGTATACATAGTTAGCAGTTTGAACAATTGGATACATCATTTCTGTTGCTATACGTCTCGCGTTCTTTCCCATACTAGACCACTTAGCCATGAAGTCCTCTATCACAAACGGGGCAATATCTTTACCCTGTTCCAACTTTAATTGATTAGCAAACTTTTTCTGTTGCTTTTCATAATCCTCAAGCTGATTAATTAAATCCTCATGAATTAGTCGTGTTGTTCCTGTTGGATTACCTTGAAGATCAGTCTCAACTATAGTATCACCCCTTTTTCTAGCTTCTTCAGCCTGTCTTTTAATTTCAGAACTCATTTCTTTAGCTGGTAGTGTTCCAGATATCTTACCAGAGAGGGGTGACATATCCTCAAATCCCTCAGGATAAACCATATTAATTGCTTCTTCAGCATCCTTTTCCGATACACCATACTCTCTTAGAAGTGAGTATGCATCGTAAGCAAGAAATCCCATAGTTAACAGAGTAAGAACAGGACCACTAGCAAGTGCACCAACAAATCTCACACCCAGCTTACCAGCTTGGCCCAAAAGAGATTTAGTGGCTTGTTCAACTGCTTTAGTTTTTACTCTGAAGCCAGGCATGTTGGTATTTGATTTATAGCTTCCTCCACCAGGTCCTCTTCCACCACCAGGTCCTCTACTACCACCAGGAGCAAGGATAGTTGGACCGCGTCCACCACCCGGTCCAACCATAGTACCACCCATCCGCTTCTCAAGCAAGTTATCAATACTGTTAAGCAGCATATGATTTCTGAACATCTGTAATACAACTTTACCAGCAACAATACTCAAAAGTCCAAGCATTGCAGCATCGCCAAGTAGATTGAGAGTGTCTTTGACGTACTTTTTAGGATCTTTACCAAACGTTTCCATCATTGAATCAAACTTCAATGAGATTATCTTGAATCCAGTCTGAAGAATTTCAAAGAACTTCGTGAACCTTTCAAATAATTCATCAAACAACGGGAACTTGATATCAAGAGATTTAAAACCAGAAGTGATCTTACCAATCATACCCTTGATAGGGGCTAGTAACTTCTCCATTAAATTACCAAAAGCATCAGATAATTTATCTTGAGTACTAGAGCTCATATTATCCCATAGCAGCACCTTTGCAAGTAGTGCTGCTATACCAATTGGTAGAGCTTTGCCAAGACCAGACAATATTGAACTTGAGAGAGATGTTGCTCCGCCAGCTATGCCACTAGCAGCATTACCAACGCCCGATGCTAGACTCGACGAGAGTTTTGCAATAGCGCTACCCAACTTAGACGTCATATCTTTCATATTAGATACAAATAGTTCATTATATCTTAAAAGACGTCTATTATACTCGGATTGTAGGTTATGATACCTCTGATCAGCATTCATCTGCTTGATCTGCTGTATTCTTATAGATCTCAACTCTTTCAAGTTTTCTATGTAACTTTTATCAGCTGCCGCCATTCTTTGCTATTTCCTCTTGGTTTTTTATATGCTGTTTAATATACTCAAGAAATATATCCCTCTCAAAGGGCATCATGGATTCGATCTCTGTTATGGAATAGTGATGATGCTGAGCCAAAATAAAAATTATATTATAATAATTTTCTAAGTTGTTATGACTCAGCCCAAAGTAAAAAAATCTTCTATAGACTTGAGCTCAATATCTCTTTTAGTTCCTTTTTCATTTGTATACTCTATCTTGTGGTATAGTTTTGGCATTGTATCAAAGAACTTCTCAAAAGACTGTAATACGCTACTTGGTAGATCTTCAATAAAAGCATCAATCTCCTCTTGCTTTGATTGCTTGAAGTATACAATGTCATCACCATCAAAATATGTATTGATACATCCTCTGATCATGTAAAATAGTATGTCAGCCACACCCTCTTGCGAAACAACATCAGAGAGCATCTTTGCGTTTGGGTATCTCATCGTGATTCCGGACGTATGGGATAACTTAATAACTTTTGAGTGCTCCTCGTTTTCTATAACATTCACATCATCGACGTTAATTTTGAACGTATACTGTTTTTCGTCCTCAGGATCAGTGTACGCAATCTGGATCTCTTCCCCTACTGACTTTGCTCTCAGCTTCAAGAATAGTACCTCAAGGTCAAACGAAGCTAATTCCTCTGTCTTAACAACACTATCAACATCACAGTTAGTAATAATTTGTTGAATAACGTTAATAATGTCGCTCTCTTCACCACCTTGTTTTGCCATTAGCAGTAACTTTTCTTCTTTAACAAGAAAGGGTCTAAATCTCGCCTTTTGTTTCGTAGATGGTATAATCAACTCAAAGGTTGGGTGCATCAATTTTGGTAAAGCCATACTAATCTCCTAATAATTAAAAATAAATATAATCAACCACGTAATCCTGCACGTAAGCTTGATATCAATCCAGCTGGTTCACTTGCTTCTTGAGCATCATACTTAGTCATGCTCCAGTTACGAAACGCAAAATTTACAGTAAATGTTGAAAATGAATCACCACCTGAGGATGATAGACTCATATCACTAATACTTGTAGGAAACGCTTTGTACAATGTAACGTCTCTAATCTTTTCTAGTGGATGCTGTTTGGCACCTTGGCTGTTTAACAGCGACCCTACAAAAGGAACACCAGCTGCGGAAGTTACAACTGTAGCTGCTAACTGCTGTAACCCAAATCCTGTGAATTTACCAGGAGCTCCTCTATATGTGCTTATCACAATATCACAAACATAACTGTTTTGATAAGACATGACGTACGATAGGTTTTTGAGCTCACTCTCTGGCTGAGGATTTCCTGGTGCAGCTAGTTTGTTATGGGATGGAATTATAGAATCCATCCACTCATAAAATAGATTGTAAATTCTTCCTCCACCATCCGCAATATATGTAACAGACACGTCGCTGAATGCAACTCCAACTGGCATTTTTTGAGAAGGACCTAAGCCATATCTTCTGACTGACTCAGTTATGACGCCAATTCCAGGAAGTGTGGTATTTTGTACAAAAAGACTGAGGGGATTTCCAAGCTCAGACCATTCTGATTTCAGCAGCGTAGATGCGTTAGAAGGCATGTTGATAAGGACCGTAAATAGGTTCGGTCTTTCAACGTCGTACTTCTGGATTTGTGACTTAAATTCTTTAATGTCTAACATTATCTCTTCTTGTAAACAAATTCGTCTAGTGGAAGCAGTATTGCTTTTTGCCACTCATCAGGTTTTATATAAAAAAACCTTGACCTTACATGGCTATTTAGATAGCGTTTAATACATTCTCTTGACGATTTGAGTTTTGACATTCCTTTGAGCAATCTATAGTTTAAATTAATTTTCATTTGATCTGTAAAGGTCTTATCAGAAGATAAGGACATCAGATTGTCTAAAAGAACAGCTCTTTGAGTATAAGAGAGGTAGTGGAAGTTTATCCCTAAAAACCCATTCTCTGCATGCTCAAACGGGAATATAAGAGGGAACCTATCGTATAGTGGTAGGGTTGCCTTGTGCTTAGGGTCATAGTGGAAAAGGTACATTTTTCCGATTGTAAGAGTCTTTGTAAGCCTGTCATCACCCTTGTTAAGTATACTTGTTGTTGACTTTGACGAAAGATCCTGGTAAGTAGTATCAAACCACGTTCGTGCGTCAGCGACCATTCCTTTCGAAATAGCTTGATTGAGCATCTGTTGATAAGTTTGTGCCATTATTTAATACCTAATTCATTTTCGGTCAATATCTGAAATTTCCAGTGCTTCTCTTCGCAAAACTTCTGGGCATATTTCCACTTAGAGCTATTTATCCCCCAGGCCTTAACCTCTTCTAAATACCTTTTTGTAATCTTAGACTTCACTTTAGGTGGTTGGGTCTGTGCTTTAGGTTTAATTTCGACGACAACAGTTTCAATGGTACCATCACGATTTCTTTTTTTAACCCAGAAATCAGGGAAGTATCTATGTACCTTGTTGTCAATTGGTGATAAATATGGAATAGCAAATTCCTCACTTGCCCACTGTATAACATCAGGGTGGGTGTCAAGGTACCCCATAAACTTACACTCCCAAAGAGAGCGATAAATAATGTTGGTAGGATTACCTTTATATTTCAAAGGATTCTTAGGTTTAAATGTACCTTTATAACTCATAGGAAAAAAATGATTGTCAGTAAAGAACTAGGCACTAGTGCAGAGTATGGATCCAGCGGTAAAAATGGCCAGCCACCTGAAAGTAAGGTAGAGGAGAAGAGAGCAGCTCTTCTTTCCGCAATATCTCCGCTAGTGTATCCTCCTGACCTCAACGAAGAGTTCTACATCGAATTCAATGCGTTCAAATCCAATACTTCCAGAGCAGACGAGGTAAAGCGAACCTTTAACTTTGAAAAGTCTGTATATTTACCATTCCCTCAATCCGTGACTGATGCTTACAATGCCCAGTACGGTCAAGAAAACTTGTTTGGAGTTGCAGAATTTTTTAGAGAAGCTATTGATAGTTTAATCACAGGGGACAGTGGTACTAAGAGAGTGTCTGATCTACTAAATAAAAATCTTCGTGCTGATCGTGGTGGTAGATTTGCAGCTAACAAAGTTAACAATCTTGTTAATGATCCAGTAGGAGCTGCAGGAGCTGCTGCTACATTCTTAGTGAATGGGGTGGGTGGACCCATTGGGGCTGCAGCTAAGACTACATTTAAAGTAGCAACCAATCCATATCCAGTATTGATATATCAAGGAACTAACTTTAAAAGTTTTACATTTTCATGGACGTTTTTTCCTGAAAGTCCTGATGAATCGAAGACTATTAACAAAATTATAGGATATTTTAGAAGAGAAATGCTTCCAGAGAGAATTGATAACCACCCTTCCATACTCAAGTTCCCAGCTATATTTGAAATTTATATAAGACCAGACATAAAGAAATTTAAAAGGTGTGTTATTAACAGTGTTGATGTAAACTATACACCAGCTGGTCCAGCTTTTGTCAGGGACGCTCCACAGGTTGCTGGAGTTACTGCAAATTCAAATCCGGCAGCTATATCGTTAACAATATCACTACAGGAAGTTGAAATGTGGTTGGCCAATGATTTCTCTGCAGAAGAGAGCAAAGAATTCGGATACACGGGGATCTAAATGGCAGATAATTTTTTCAAGCATTATCCTACTGTCTCTTACAGTAACACTACAGTAAAAAATCTTTTGGCAAAAGTAGCATTTCAAAGGGACAATGATGCTAATTACTACACCTACAATCCGTATACTATTGTAGAGGGTGATAGAGCAGATACTCTAGCTTATCTTTACTATGGCGATCCTGGATATGATTGGGTAATATACTACGCAAACATGATTGTTGATCCATATTTTGACTGGCCACTGGATACAAGATCTTTTAAGCGTTTTGTTGAAAGTAAGTACGGGTCGTTGTCCGAAGCAAAATCAAAGATTAAATTGTTTAGATCCAATTACATTGCTGACGATACTTCATTATCAACTGCTGCCTACAATGCTTTGTCAGAGTTACAAAAAAGCTTTTGGTCACCTATCATAGGAAATAACAATAGTATCTCAGGATATTTGAGGAAGAGAGAAGATAAGACATACGTCACCAACCAAACGCTATCTCTTAGCACAGCTGTAGTAGGAAATACATCTTATACAGTTAGTGAGCAAGTTAAACAAACAAGTGGTGGTGTGGTAGTAGCTCTTGGTAATCTGAAATTTTCTAATTCTTCCGTAGCGGTTGTTGATAACATTCAGGGGTCATTTACAACATCGTATAATCTAGTTGGTGTAACTAGCGGTGCCAATTCAGTTGTATCTTCTGTCAGCACTCTTTCAACAAGCATAGATCCAACAATACAGAATTACTTTGTACCTGTTACCTATTATGAATATGAAGAAGAGATTAACGAACAAAGAAAAAATATCAGGTTACTTGATTCTGTATATGTAACAAGCATAGAAGAAAAACTTAAGGAATTACTGCTGCTATGATTCTGCGTCCAAGTCAGTGTGATATTAAAGAGATATCAATATCAAACAACAATAAAGATTTTAGTTATGACATAGGACAGGGTCTAATGGACTTTGTACATTCAATTGACATCTACGAATCAATTTACACTCCTTATATCACAGCTGATGTTAATATGGTTGATGGTGCTAATCTTAAAGAAAGGCTGAACCTATCAGGTGGTGAAAACTTCAAGATAAAGTTCTTGGGGTATGGTAATGATCAGCCACTTGAATACAATTTGAAGCTTGGAGAAATAGGTGGTGTTATTCCTGCTCAAAATCTACGTAGTAAGGCATATACAATGAGAATGTATAGCGGTGAATACATTCTAAACTCAGCTAAGACGGTTGCAAAGAGTTATAGTACTTCTACAAAAAACATCATTGAAGACATTATAGGTGGGGTTCTTGGAAGTCAGAGTAAAGTGTTTGTAGAGCCTACTAAGGACTTACCAGTTGTAGTTATTCCATACATGAATCCCTTTACTGCTATATCATTTGTTCGTCAGCGATCAGTATCGGCAAAGGACGTTTCCACTCCCATACTCTTTTTTGAAAACCAGTACGGATACTTCTTTACAACTGTAGAGGCGTTATTCAACAATGGGGGAGCTGGATCATCAGAGGTACAAAGCTTCTTTCAACGAGAAGCTATATCTACAAATGTCAAAGGATCTGAGGGAACTGTTTCTGATATCAATGCTCACAAGCTTTTTGCCAATTATACTGTCAAGACTCCTGTTGATGTTGTGAACCTATTAGATGAGGGTGGTCTTAACTGCGTAATATCAGATTTTGATTTAAACACAAAAAGATACCAACGCAGAGTGTTTTCAAATGCACCGGGTAATAAATCATTTGTGGATTTTGCTGGTGGGACCAATTCTTTATTGACTAATAAAATCAACGAAGAGTATGCACCGTTTGCTGGTAAGAGTTTTATGGTTCCTTTTGCTAAGTATAAGGATAGTACCAATCCAACTATAGATTTTATGTACGATTCTCTAGCAGAAAAATATAGCTACACTAATCTACTAACTCAGCAGAAAACGTATGTTGATATTCCCGGCAATACTAAAATAACAGCTGGTAGCATTATCAGTCTTGATATTCCAAGACACCAGGCATTGTTAAATGGTAAAGAAAAGAACGAAGTTGATAGCGGCAAATACCTTGTATCTTCTGTACGACACTCAATAAACGTACTTGTGGATTCAAAGTATGATACTCATTTAGAGCTAATTAGATATGGTAGAGGAACACTGAGCACATGACAACAGCTTATCTTGGAGAAGAAGGGTTTAGATGGTTTTTTGGTAAGGTAGAAGATAGGGATGATCCTAAAAAGATTGGTCGTATCCGTGTAAGAATTTACAACGTCCATCCTTTCACCAATGATGGTAATCCGGATACAGTCAATGTTCCAACCAGCCATCTACCTTGGGCAACACCAATCTCTTCTATTATGAGTGCTGGTATAATTAGTGAAACCACCAAAGATGGAGTTGGTATAAGTGCTCTTGGATTGATGGTAGGATCCACTGTGTTTGGTTTTTTTGCAGACGGCAACGATTGTCAGATTCCTATTATACTTGGTTCTTTGGCTGGATTGTTTGGAACTGATGAAAAAAGTGAGCTTCCAAAGCCAGCAATACAGGAGAACTCAGTTGGACAGTTGAAAGATAGTAAAAAAATAGCAGCCGCTTCTCCATTTCCAGGTGAACCTACCTCTCCGTACGCGGCTAAATACCCTTATAATAAGGTTATGAGAACCGAATCTGGACATCTAATTGAGATAGATGACACTCCCTCCAAAGAGCGTATCCATATCATGCATAAGACTGGTACATACGTTGAAGTGGATACTAATGGAGATGTAATTCTCAAATCAACAAGAAACAAGTTCGACATTACTACCAGCAACAACAATGTATATGTTGGTGGTAATGTTAATATCAGAGTCAAGGGAAATGTCAATGTACTTGTTGATGGTACGTACACTGTAGAGTCCAAAGGAAACATGAAATTTGTAGCACCTAGAATAGATTTTAATCCATGAGGCATAAATTTGTAATATTAGTTGATGGTGAATTAAAAACATATCACAACTTCGAAGATATTCCTTCTTCTTTTGAAAACGTTATTGAGTTCAGACCTCATGTTCCGGAAGGACCGCATTCAGATAGCGACCACAATATAATAAACACGTGGAACGAAAAGCTTCAGCAACTTATTAAGAGAGAAACAAAATAATGCCAGCAGTAACAAGGATTGGCGATGCCGATGTAACTCACTGCAGTACACCTAATAGATCCGATGGATCTGGTAATGTGTTTTGCAATGGTATAGGGGTTAGTAGACAAGGAGATAATAACACCACACATTTACTTCCTGGATCTCCTTGTCCGTCACATGCATCTCCAATAACTACAGGATCATCCTCAGTATTCATAAATGGCAAGGGATGTGGTAGAGTTGGTGATGCTATCACAGGATGCACCTCCGTGGCTGCTGGATCATCAAACGTTTTTGCCGGAGGATAGATGGCAGTAGCATACGCAGATAAGTTTACAACAACAACGCTATACAATGAAAGGTATAGTGATTTCCGTACCAACTTTGATAAGAACTTTGGTACAAAGGATCTTGCTCGAATCACCAATGAGGAGTCAATTTACACTTCTCTCAAAAATATAGTATTTACTCGCAAAGGAGAGCGTCCTTTCTTTCCGGAATTTGGATGTAATATTACCTCAGTACTTTTTGAAAACTATAACAGGTTTACTCAAAGAACAATAGAGACAGAAGTTAAAACCGCAATAGAGAATTTTGAACCAAGAGTGTCGGTAATAAAGGTTGTTGTAGATGGAAAACCAGATAACAACACAGTAAACCTTGATCTATATTTTACCATAATAAATAGACCAGAAACTCTCTCTGTTAGCTTCCTCCTTTCAAGAATAAGATAAAATGGCAAATTCATCGATCAATCTAGTTGATCTAGATTTTAACGCATTAAAAGAATCCTTTAAAGATCATCTTGCATCTCAAGCAAGATATAGAGACTTTAACTTTGATGGATCTAATATTAACGTTCTTCTTGACGTGTTAGCATATAACTCCTATCTGAACACCTTCTATCTTAACATGGTAGCTAGTGAGATGTTTTTAGATACTGCACAGTTACGTGATAGTGTGGTATCTCATGCCAAAGAATTGAATTACCTGCCTAGATCGTTCAGGTCTGCCCAAGCTAACGTAAACATTGCTATAACCCCAGCTACAGCTGTCGACTCTGTAGAGATTCCATCTAAGACTTCATTCACATCCAGAGTAGGATCTGATACCTATAACTTTGTCACTGATGAAAGCACAATAATTACCACCAGCAATAGCGGTGTATTTTATGCTAACAACATTACATTGTATGAGGGGGTATATGTAACGGATACGTTTGTTAAAAACGGAGTGATTGATAATCAGAGATTTGTTTTAACTAATCCAAACATAGATACTAGTAGTATAGAGATCACCGTTACAGAAAACAGCGGTGCTAATGTATCTACGTATGTACAGTCATTTTCAACGTTTGGTTTATCCTCAAACTCGAATATATTCTTTGTTCAAGCAGCAGAAACCGACCAGTATGAGGTAGTTTTTGGAGATAACACCTCAGGTAGATCCCCTCTTGATGGAGCTGTCATTGAAGTTGTGTACAGAATCTGTAATGGGGAACTTCCTAACGGAGCCGACACTTTTATAAACAATAGTAGCATTAATGGTCATTCAAATATATCAATTGCTTTAAATCAAGAAGCCATCAATGGGTCTGTTTCTGAGACCATTGAATCTATTAAATACAATGCTCCAAGAAGTTTCCAGTCACAAGAAAGAGCTGTTACCGAGAGTGACTACAAAACGTTACTACTTAGAGAGTTTCCGGAAATTCAAGCAATATCTGTTTATGGTGGCGAGAAAGAAGATCCACCTCAGTATGGTAAAGTATTCATCTCGGTTGATATCACAAACTCAGAAGGTATCCCTGACATATACAAGAATCTCTATAAATCATATCTTGAAGATA